CTATTATGCCGCACGATCAGAACGATGAAACCATAATTAGCTTAGTTCTAGGCCAGTTAAGCGGTATTTTGGGTACTTGTGCTGCGTTCTTTTATGGCGGCTCTAATGGTAAGGGTAATTAACAATGGCAGACAATATAGAATCTAGTAGGGATTTCGCAATACAACGTCCACTATATGCTGGCTAACATGGTTGAGGAAGAGTAATGGGTTCGTTTACCAGATTAAGAGGAACTTCATACCTATACAATCCAAGTACGGGTATGTTTAGTCAGGTTCAAGACTTGCCTTCATGGGTTGATGACTCTGTTGCTAGTGCTGGAATAACCAGCCTTTCTGATATTGGGGGTTTGAATTTTGGTCTTCAAACAGGAGACCAAGCATTTGTTGATGCTTTAGCAAAAGACTATGAGCAAATACAAAATTTAACTCAAAATGAACTTATTACTAACAATTTATTAAATTCTGGTTTTTCTGCTGCTGATGCAAATATGCTTGCCGATGTATTAACAAATGAACCAACAGCAACTGGTTTAACGGCAGAAAATTTACAAGAAGAACTTACTGATGCTGCAATTAATCTAGGTCAAGGTCTTGTTGTTGGCGGCAAAATGGTAACTGATGCTTTTGGTGCGGGTAACGCAGCGTCTAATAAATTACAAGAATACATAGATTACCTAGATGAAAATCTTTCTGCCGAAGTAAAACAAGATAGAGAAAAAATGGCTGAAATTATTTCTCAAGCAGAAGGTCAAGGTTGGTGGGAAGAGACAAAGGCGGGATTACAAGCATTTGGTGTTGACCCAGTAAGCGTAACAATGAACGCGCTTGGAACTTCAGTTGCGCCTTTAGCGGCTACAGGAGCAACAATAGCTTTGGGTGGCGGCCCAGGTGCGGTAGCTGCAACTAATGTAGCAATGGGAGCAATTGGTGGAGTTGGTGTATCTAAAGACGCAATATATGACGCAGTTTATGAAGAGTCTTTAAGGCAAGGATATAACGAAGACCAAGCAACGCAAATAGCTTCAGAGTCTCAGGCTTATGATTCTGACCAACTAGGAGTTATTGCTGCAAGTGGATTAGTAGGTGCTGCTGCTGGTTCTACTGGTTTTGAAAAAATAGTATCTGGTTTAGCTGGTAATATGGCTCGCAAAAGCATTGCTAGAAATGCAGCAGAAGGAGGTCTTTCAGAAGGATTAGGAGAATATGGGGAAGGGTTTATAGAACAAGTTGCTGCTAACAAAGGTTTACAAGATATAGGAGTAGACGTTCCTTTAACTCAAGGAGCTTGGGCAAATGCAGCATTAGAAACTGCTGCTGGAGGAGTTATAGGTTCTGCTACTGGCGCATTGGCTTCAGGTGAACGTGATACAACTGATTTATCTACTGATGTAAATTTAAACACATTAGACAGATTAGGTAGTGTTTTAGAAAGTGAATTTTCAGACCCTTATAGGTCTTTAAATTTAGGCGATATAGAGCCAGGATTTGAAGAAGGTCAAGTTCTTGGTCAAGACATAGATTTTAGTGGTGATTTAGGCAAGTTACAGGCGTTACAAGGAATAAACACTGGGACTGGTCAGGTTGAAACTTTTGATGAAACAACCGATAAAGCTGAATCATTTTTACAGGAAGCAGAAAAACTTGGTTTAAACACTACAGAAACTACAGATTTAACTACTGAAGAAACAACAGCTTCAGGAACAGCAGCCGCTTCAGGTACAAGCGGAACACAGGCGGCAACTCAAACAGTTTCTAAGCAACAGCCAACTAATAAAGCAGTTAACTCAATGATTAACCAAGCAGTTGCAACATTTGGTTTTGGTGCTGCTGCAATGGCTGCTATAGCGTTTATTGCTAATAAAAATAATGTATCTGCTCAACAAATATCACAAGCTACAGGAGTAGATGTAAATCAAATTAATCGCAGAGCAGCAGAGGCTGGAGTAACTTTGGATCAAGGAGTAACTGTAGATGCTGCCGCTGATGCTGCCGCTAAAGCTGCTGCTGACAAAGCAGCCTCTGACAAAGCCGCTGCTGATAAAGCAGCACAAGATGCTGCTGCCGCAAGACAAACTCAATTAGCGAAAGAAGCAGCGCAAGCACAATCAGATGGAAATACAGATCTAGCTTTACAAAAACAAAGAGCGTTAGAAAAGGCTGCACAAGATGCTGCAAACGCTAAAGCTGCTGCTGATAAGGCTGCCGCAGATAGAGCCGCAGCAGACGCAGCAGCTAAAGCTAAAGCCGATGCTGATGCAAAAGCCGCAGCAGACAAAGCTGCCGCAGATGCAAAAGCAGCCGCTGAAGCTAAGGCTGCCTTAGACGCTGCTAACAAAGCTGCTGCTGACGCTGCCGCTCAAGCTAAAGCCGATGCCACAAATAAAGCAAAAGCTGATGCTGCCGCCAAAGCTGCTGCCGATGCAAAAGCTGCCGCAGATGCAAAAGCAAAAGCAGATGCCGCCGCTAAAGCCGCTGCAGATGCTGCTGCCAAAGCACAGGCAGACGCCAAAGCACAAGCTGATGCCAAAGCACAGGCAGATGCTAAAGCACAAGCTGATGCTAAAGCACAAGCTGATGCTAAAGCCGCTGCCGACGCTAAGGCTGCTGCTGATGCCGCAGCTAATACGGGTATGTTAACAAGTCTTACAACGGGCAGTAATGTCGCCGCAGATGCTAAGGCCGCCGCAGATGCTAAGGCCGTTGCTAATACAGCAATTACCACAACAACTACTACAGCTGTTAATCCAAACGTTAACCCGAATGTGAATGTTAATGTAAACCCAAATATAAACGTTAACCCTAACGTTAATCCAAATGTTAACCCTAACGTTAATCCAAATGTTAATCCAAATGTAAATATTAATACCGTAAAAACTAATTTAAATTTAAACCCTGACAAAGAAACAATAATAAAAACTATGCTGACAGAAACTCCTGTTACAGAAAGTATTTTGTTTGACCCATTATTTACAAAATTGGATAACGTGGAAAAACGATTAGGTATGATTGGATCAATTGCGCAACGATTCGGAGGAAGAGTATGACTTATTTAGATTTAATTAATAACGTCCTCCGCAGATTACGAGAGGATACAGTTACAACTGTTAATGAAACAGACTACTCTTCTTTAATTGGCGATCTAGTTAATGACGCAAAAAAGATTGTAGAAAACTCATTTGATTGGACTGCATTGCGAGATGCCATAACTATAAATACGGCAAGTGGGACAAGCGAATACTCTATAACTGGCAGTGGTGATCAGGCAGTAATTAAAGATGTTATGAACACCACATCACAGAAGTTCATGTATCAGCGCAGCAAATCGTACTTTAACAACGTGTATTACAACACTGCTGTAGTAGCAGGATCACCAGATTATTTTACGTTTGTTGGCACGGATGCAAGCAAGGATCTAAAGGTCAAATTGTATCCAGAACCTAATGCTATTTATTCTTTGCGGTTTGACGTTGTGGTTCCGCAAGCAGATTTAACAAGTGACTCAGACAGTTTACTTATTCCTAGCAATCCTGTTGTTCAACTTGCCTATGCAATGGCATTACGAGAGCGTGGCGAGACAGGTGGTCAGTCAGCAGCAGAGCAGTTTGCAGTTGCATCTACTGCACTGTCAGACGCTATTGCATTTGATGCTAATAGATATCCATCGGAGCTTACCTTTCAGGTGATCTAATGGCCCAGAAATTACAAAGCATAACCATTACAGCTCCAGGCTTTGCGGGTATAAATACCCAAGATGCCCCGTTGGCACAAGATCCAACCTTTGCGTCAGTTGCAGATAACTGCATTATTGACAAAGAGGGACGGGTTGCTGCGCGTAAAGGTTATTCTATGGTGTCTACCAACGGAGCTTCTGTATTGGGAAGTTCTGATGGAATAGAAGCTGTACATCAATTTAGAGACTCAGGTGGAAATGTAAAAGTATTCTCCGTAGGTAATAGTTTAATATTTTCAGGGACTACTACTTTAGTTGACGAGACTCCCGCTTCTTATACCGTATCTGATGATAACTGGAAGATAGTTAACTTTAACGACAAGGCGTATTTCTTTCAGAGAAGTCAGGAGCCTTTAGTCTATTCTAATGCTGCTGCCGCTGTTCAAACTATGTCAGCACATTCTGGATCTGCGGGTACACCTCCACAGGGTAATGAAGTCCTAGCGGGCTTTGGTAGGTTGTGGGTGGCTGACTTTGCTACAGATAAGTCTACTATCTACTGGAGTGATTTATTAGATGGGACTGTTTGGACAGGTGGCTCTTCAGGTTCCATAGATGTATCTAAAGTCTGGCCTAATGGATACGATGAGATTGTAGCCCTATCTGCTCATAATGGATTTCTAGTTATTTTTGGTAAGGACGCTATCCTTATTTACGAAGGTGCTGATTCCCCTTCTACCATGACTCTAGCGGATACCATATCTAATATAGGCTGTGTATCTAGGGATGCTGTTGTTTCTACCGGCAAAGACTTATTGTTTCTTGATAGATCTGGCGTCAGAAGCCTAGCTCGAACTATACAAGAAAAATCATCACCAATTGGCGACATATCTAAGAACGTCAATAACGATGTTAAAAACCTTGTAGCAAGCGAGACAGGCAACATATCAATGCATTATTCGCCAAAAGAAGCGTTTGTGCTTGTTAACTTTCCTGTACTTCAAACGGTGTATGTCTTTGATACTAGATTCCCATTACAAGATGGATCGTACAGAGCTACAACATGGACCAATATTGCTCCATTGTGTTTTACCAATCTTGAAGATGACACGATTTACATGGGTAATCAGACAGGTATAGCTCAGTATGACACTTATCAAGACAATACTGGCTCTTACCAATTAAGTTATTTTTCTCATCCATTAGCCTTTGGTGATAGTTCGGTATTGAAGTTTTTAAAGAAGGTTAACTTGACTACGTTTGATGGCGCGGAAGCAACGGTTGTACTTAACTGGGCCTATGACTATTCAAACGCTTATAAAAAGCAGGCATACACGTTACCTGCTAATAACGCTGCTCAATACAATATCTCAGAATACAACACTGAAGCTGAGTATTCTGGCTCTCTTAATTTAATTAACAGACAGAAGATAAATGCTTCTGGTTCTGGTGCTGTCGTATCCGTAGGAGTGGAAACTACGGTAGATGGTAAGTCTATAGCTATTCAACAATTAAACATTCATGCACTACTTGGAAGGATTGTCTAATGACTGATTACACGAAGACAACTAACTTTGCCGCCAAGGATGCCCTGGTGTCAGGCAATCCTGCTAAAGTGGTGAAGGGAACAGAAGTGAACACCGAATTTGATAACATAGCAACTGCGGTAGCTACCAAGGCTAATCTAGCTGGCCCAACATTTACGGGAACTACGACTGCTGCTGACCTCACAGTGTCAGGAACATTCACTGGCACTATTGATGGAGGGACTTACTAATGTCATTGCAACAACAACTAGCAAATTTTCTTGGTA